CCTCACGATTGTTTTATTGCCTTGCAAATCGCCAATCGCATCGGCATTGACCCGTTTATGGCGTTGCAAAACCTCAACGTCGTAAGGGGCCACCCGAGTTGGTCGGCTCAATTCGTGATTTCGTTATGCAATGAGCGCGGGCCCTTTTCGACCAAGATCAAATTCGACGTTGAGGGTTCAGGCCAAGAGCTCGCGGTCACGGCGTCGGCAACAATGAAAGACTCGGGCCAGGTCGTGAGCGCAACCGTTTCGCTGGCAATGGCGGTCGCTGAGGGTTGGGTTGCCAAGAATACAAAATATAAAACGATGCCCGAACAAATGCTTTGTTACCGCTCGGCCGTGTTTTTGGTGAGGCGATATTGCCCCGAAATCTTGGTCGGAATGCCGACGACCGATGAGACGACCGACGTCGCGGTCAGCGGCGCCCGTAATGTTGGACCTGAAGTCAGTTCGAAAACTCAAAAACTAAACGACAAAATCAAGGGGGCAAAAGTTGAAACGCAAACCGAAACCGAAAAAACTTTCATTTGAGCCTGGCGAGGTCCTCACTCAAGACGACCTTGCGACACGTTGGGGGCTCGCGCCCCGGACGATCGCGAATTGGCGCTCGGCCAAGCGAGGGCCGAAATTTTTCAGGGCTGGCAATCGGGCGCTTTACCGCGCCGAGGAAATCTTAAAATTCGAAACAAGGGGGACAAGATGAATTCAATTTCAGTTTGCGGGCGCCTAGGGCGCGACGCTGAGCTCAAGACAAGCAACTCGGGGATGCAAGTCCTCAACTTTTCGGTCGCCGATGACATTGGTTTCGGTGACAAGAAAAAAACTCAATGGGTCAATTGTGCCGTTTTCGGCAAGCGCGCCGAGGCCCTCGCCAAATATTTGAAAAAAGGAATGGCCGTCACTTGCATCGGTGAGGTTGAGTTGCGCGAGTTTGACAAAAAGGACGGGACGCGAGGCGCCTCGTTGTCAATGGTTTGCGACAAGGTCGCGATGCAATCCAAGGTTGAGCAACAACAAAACCAAAACCATGAGCCGTCATTTGACGACAATGGGGAAATCCCTTTTTAGGGTCGAGCCATGAAAGGAAACTCAACAATGCTTATTTTCTTTATTGCCGCGCTGGCCCTTTTGGTTTTGGCGGTCTTTACATGGACGCAATCCGACGACGCCGGGTTCAACAAGGCCAAGAGCGCATTTGAGGGGCTCAACGCTGACCTCGTCTCAACTCGTAACTCGCTCAACAAGTTTGTCGAAACTTGCGAGGACCTCACGGCGCGCGTTGACGCAATCAACGCCGAGGTCGCCAGCCTGAAAGAAAAGCAAGCCAAGATCGACGAGCGTTTATTGCCGAGCAAGATCGAGCAACACGTTTTAATTGACCGGCCGATTTCACTTAAACCAATTCAGGTTGAGCTCATTACAAGGTCGGCCCCGTTGCTCGAGCGCGCTGGCGTTGCGCCGACAAGCAAGCCGCCGCCCATGAAAAAACGACCAAGGGCCAGCGCCGAGCGTTGAACTAGACTCGCGTCATGGCAAAACTCGCCCGACAATAAAGTCGGGCGGGCCTTTTGCTGACCTTTCGGGATTTCCCACAAGCGCGGTTTAAGGACTGAACCGCAACCCAATTGGCCAATGAGCGGGGGCCCGCTCACCTTTTGGGGGTCATATGAGCGCAAGCTATTCTTGCCCGAAATGCCAGGCCAGCCGAGGCAAGGAAACTCGGGACGTCGTCAAGCCCAAGTCGGGTCAGCCCGGCTCAATTACAAGTCGATTTTACTACGGTTGCGGGACGGTCCTCTTGATCAGGTTTGACGGCCTTGGGGTCTTGACTGATTGGTCTTTCAAATGCAACCCTGAGTCATGACAACTCAATCGCCTGAGCTCATGACCCTCATTGCCGCAATCGCCGGGTTCCTCGCGGTCAAGGTTTTCGATTTGCTTTTCAGTTCGAAATCCAAACATGAGGACTTGATCAAGGAAAACACGGTCGCGATCGTGGCGTTGCAAATTGAAATCAAACACCTCAACGAAAAACTGGCCTATGTTTACAAGCTGAAAGAGGACGTCGACGCCGCCCATCGGTCAATCAGAGACCTAAGAGGCAAGCCGAGTCAGCGTGAAACCATTTGAGGTCTTTCAGGCCCTTGAAAGTATGATCGCCGGGCTCGACCCGAACCCCCAAGAAACGCAAATGATCGACCAATTGCTCGACACGATCAAACGTTGGGAACTAATTCTCGAATTTTATGCAAAATCAAATTACGACCGGGGGCTCATTGCCCGCGACGCCCTTGAAACCCTGACCGACGAGGACCGCAAGAAATGGAACGTCGTCAAATCCAATGCAACCCGCCGCCTCGTTGGCGACAAGACCGACTCTTGAGTTTGATTTCACGACAAGGACGCGGTGAAATAAGCCCAAGGATGGGCGCTTTTTTATGCGCCCAATTGGGGGCCCATGAGTTGCGTTGACGAAAACAAAAGGCTCAAGGCTTTACTGGCCAGGGCTGAACAAGAGCTCAAGGCCCGCAACCGCCAATTGTCTGAGGCCGTTTGGGAACTGAAAAAGATCGACGCAACCGGGGACCGCTCGGGCGTTGGCGATGCTTTATTTTTCATTGGGGGAATAATGAAAACACGGGATGACGCAAGCGCAATGCTCGTAAACCTTGCGAGCTCATTGGTTGGGGTCACTGAGGTCGGCGGCGACAATAAGGGGCCCGAGGTCGAGGCGTTCCAACGCGCCGTTGACGGCCGCGCGAGCGGTGAGTCGTGGTGCATGGCGTTCCTCATGTATTGCATAATTCAAGTCGAGGCCGAAACGGGCCTCTTGTCTCAAGTGTTTCGGTCGGAGTCTGTCAAACAAGTTTGGGACAATTCGCCAGGCGATCACAAGTCGCAATTGCCCGAGGTCGGCTCGCTCATGATTTGGCAATACGGGGAAACCGGACTCGGTCACGCGGGCCTTGTCCGGTCGTTCACTCGCGATATTGTTTCAACGATTGAGGGCAACACGGGCCCGCAAGACAAGACGATCGAGCGCGAGGGCGACGGCGTTTATTTCAAGACAAGGCCGACTCACTCAGTCGGCCGCATGAACCTGATTGGATATTTGAAAGTTTTTTAACCTCTTGCATATATGCAAGAGGTTACCACAACGCAACAACCTCAGCAATGGCTCAAGCGATCGTTCCCGCGCCCGTAATTGCAGCGGGCGTCGAGTCTTGCATTGTTCCGGGGTTGACGACGGCGTTTGAGCTCAGTTCCTCAACGACGGCCTCGGCGACGGCCTTGGCAATTTTCGTCCATTCACCACAATCGCCCATTGCCGCATTCAATTTCGTTATGATTGCGGCCTCAAGTCTTTCAGCGTTCAACATAAAGTCCCCCTTATTTTGGTCCCATGCACATAATGTGAACCGTGTCGCCGGTCGAGTTGGCATTCGTCGTCGTGTTGTAAATTCTGAATGGCAATGACACGTTTGTCAGCGAACCAATGCCCGCCGCAAAACTTGTCCCCGATTGAACGGTTGCAAGGCAGGTCGGCGTTGCCGTAAATATCCCGCCAGCAATCGTCAACGTGCAAATCCCCGACGCGATATTGGTCACGGCGGTCAACCAGTTGTCGCCGCCCCCGGCCGCAATCGCCGATGAGCCCGAGCAAGTGACTCGCGCATTTTCAACTCGGTAACTGATCGCACTAGACGAAACTCTTGCATTGAGCGCGGCCGTGTAACCCGTGAAAACCGGCGCGGGCATTTGCTGATTGATCGGGTAAACTTCCCAATGCAAGTCGCGTTGTCCCTTAACCGCATCCCTATCGAGCAATAATATATTGTTTGTTATGGTTGCCGTGTTGTCTTGCTCGTACATAAGGCGCAATGTTTTTTGGCCAGCCGAGGAAAACGTAAACGTACCGCAAACTCTATTTGGCGTGGTTATGTTTGTGCTTGGCGTAGCGTTTGCTGACACAACTCGTGAGCGCCCTTCTTGTAAAACCGTTTGCGCGTTGCTTGCCGTTTCCACAACCTGAAAAACCGTGTTAATAAGCCCGCCAGCGCCCACGTTTGCGTTATGGCCGAAACTCGCGCAAGCCACAACGTCGCCAGATTGAGGCACGTTGAATGAAACCCCAAGAGACTCATTGCCAGCCGAGCAGGTTAGCCCCGTTGGGGGGTTGGTTGACGAGCAAGGTATTTGCGCCACGATGACGTTTGAACCCGTGTTATTTACTAGGTCTAAACTGGCATTTTCAATGCCAACATAGGCCGTTTGGTCAGCGGTCCCCAAGTCTGGATTTGCCCCGCCAATGTTGGCGTCAACGCGCCAACCGCTCGTTTCAAGCGTGATCGCCTCGGCTGACGTTGATGGGTAAAAATAAACCTTTATGACTCCAGGATTTCCGGTTGTCCCGGAAATGGTTCCCGCCGCGCCGCCCGTCGTTTTTCCCCGAAGTGATAGGGTTACGTTGGTTTGGGCTGTAGCATAACTAATAGACTGGTTCACTCCATTCCCATTGATTGCCGAAACGGCTGAACCAATGCCAATACTACTTTGTTCGCGCGCGGCGTTGGCACCATCCCAAAATTGAAACGTCGCAGAATTATTTGCCGTCGAAACGCCCGTCACGCCCTCATATTGAATGACGTATTCGCCCGGTGGCATTGAGGCGAATTTAATTCCTGGTATATTGGTTGACGGCGCTTGCGCTGACCCGCTCGTTGCATAGGAACAACTTGTTGCCGCCGTGAAATCAACGAAAGTTGCGCTCGTCGTACTCCAAGCCGCAGAACAACCCGTGATTACAACCGACCCGAGAAGTCTCGCTTGCGAAAGGTTGAAACTCGAATTACCTGAACCAATGAACGCATTGTCGATTGTGATTTCGGCGGGGTTCGAGACGTTTGACAAAAGTCTCAACGTCAAGGTTCCCGCAAGCGCCGGGCAATCAAATTGCAATTGCGCGCGAGTGACCGCGTCGCCAACCGTCGGGTTCAAGTTGATCGTTGCAACCGTCGCGGGCGTCCCGTCGCGGGCCTCAAGAGTGAGGTCGCCCGAAACACCTGACGGCCATTTATAATAAATTTCAGCCTGACAAGACCGGCCAACGAAACCGGCCTTGATTGTCTTGGTCGCCGAGGTCAGGGTTTGCGAGCTCGCCGACGAATCCCATTTCAAGGACTTGTCGTCAAACAACGGGTTGGTCGTCTCGGCGGTTACGGTCCCGCCCGAGGCCGTCCAACCGGTGAACGGCGTCCCGACTTCGAAATCGAAATTGTCGTCAGCGAGTAAGTTGGTCCCGCCCGACCCGCCCGAGCCCGAGCCTAAGTTTTTGTAAGTCGTCCCGTCGTTGGTGAATTGCAACTTGGTCGTTGTCCGGTTCGCCTTAATTTTGGGCGTTGTTCCCTTAAACGAAATTTGAGGGTCAGTCGCCGGGCTCGGCCGACCAATGACAACATTGTCGACCTTTATATTTTGTTCGCTCGTAACGGCCGCAAGCGCAACCGCGCCGCTCAAAAGCCCCAGCGCAATTAGGATTGTTTTTTTCATTTGTTCCCCCTCATTTTAGTCTACGAAAACCGCTTTTTTAATTCTGATTTGTCCAACATAGTTCGCGCCCGCCAGGTTGGTCGAGTCATACCTGAGTTGCACCGACGTTGCCGTTTGCAAAATATTAAACGTCACGCCGCAATCGTCGCCGTTTTCACCCGGCTCAATCAAGTCCCAAGTGTTTGCAACCGGCTTGTAAAGCAAAAGCAATTTGCCCATTGCCTCAACCTCGAGCGGCGTGTCGGTTTTTCTGTAAGTCGAATAACTGAGCTCAACCGAACGTGTCGTCACGCCGTCCCAAGTCATGCCGGTCAACGCCGTGTTTGAGGCGTTGTTTGCAATGGCGAGCTCGGTCACGTTGTCGGTCAGACCGAGCGCGATCGCGTCACGCAATTGCGTGTAAGTCGTTTTTGAGGGAGTGAGGCCCGCCGCCGTTATGACGTTGACGATTTCCTCTTGAACCATGTTGAGCCAATCGTCGCTGACGACGGTCGGCGGGATTGAAAGGGTTGGATTTCCTTTTGTGAAATATCCGATCACGCCGCCAACGGCGGCCGGTGTCGGCAACGCAACGGCCGTCCCGGTTGAGTCAATTCTAAACATGGCTTTTCCCCCTCAATTCAAACGTCAAACGTAAGCAAAAAAGACAAGCGTTTCGGCTGGTTTGACCTTGTTTATATAACACTCTAAAACCCCATCGGAGTAAACCGCCAACGGGTCACCCGCGAAATTTATGCCCGCGCTGAAAAACTTGGCCGACCCCGCGCTCGCGGTCACAAGCCAACAATGAACCCAATCGCCGTTTGAAAGTAAGTCCCCGGCATGAGAGACCCCGGCCAAAAATTGTCTATATTCAAAAATCGTGACCATGTAACCGAGCCGGGCCGCAAGGTCGATATAGTAAGCCCGGCTGATTGAGCCCTGGCCGGTAAGTTTCGCCAAGACCTCGTTGCGTCGTGTCGTGATTGAATTGTTGTCAGGGTTTGAGCAAGGGTCGGGCAACGCGAGCAAGCGTTCCCAATCGTCGAGCAATTCACTCGTCGTGCGCGGGTCGAGCTCAATCGCCAGCGTTTCGGTTCGGCCGTTTACTTGGGCGGTTTCCTCGGCGATCGAAGTCAAGAGCTCGCTCAGGTCTGAGCCCGGCGCCCGGTTCCATGCGATGCCCGTCGGCAAAAGATCGCGCAACAAACTGAGGAAATTGTCGCGGTTTAGAGCCAAGTAATTGCCCCCATCGTCGTCAATATTCCCGTTCCCGTTGTCACGTTGGCGGCGGGAACCGTGAGCGTGTGATCAGTCTCGCCGGTCGCAATCGAAATCGCCTCGTTGATTTGGCTCAAGTAAAGAGTCCCGCCAGGCTCAGCCGCGCGCCTGATCAAGTCAGTGAGCTCGGCCTCAACCGCCGACCTGATCGCGGCCGTGTCTGGCGTAATATCAATTGTGAACGCAAGAGGCGCCGCAACCGGGGCAATCGCCAAAAAGTCAGCCGTTACCGGCCGCAAAATATCAATGTAGTCCTGAACCTCGGTGACCTCGCCAGCCGAGGGAATAATTGAGCCGGGGTCGTCGTCGCGAACAAACCTGAGCCCAACGGTTCCGGGCCCCAAATGGTTAGGGTAAACCCAAGCGCGAGTGACGCCGGGAACCTCGAGCGCCCATTTTATATAGTCGGTTTCGGCGCCGCCCAAGGGCTGAACGCGAATTCGGTCAAGCAACCTGACCCGCAAGTCCTCGGGGTCCTCAAGATCAGCGCCCCCAACTAGACCGCCAGCCGCAACCGTGACGTTGGTGTCAATGCCCGTAATTGGTGAGGCCATTGTCATAACCGTCGCGGCGTCAGTGTTGCCGTCAAGGCCAGCGACAACCGCCGCAACGTCAACGGTCAAGGTCCCGCCAGCAATCACGCCAGGGGTTTGCGTTTCAAATAGGACCTCGTCGGCCCGCTGAATTTGAGTCAGCGCGGGGACGCTCGTCCCGTTGACGCCTGTAAACGTAACGTTTCCAATTGAAAACTCGGCGGGCTCTTGGTTTATGCCCCAAATTGCCCCCCAACGAATGACGTTGTCGTCGTCGGCCGTGTCGGGGAACGCATTCAAATAATTATATTCAAGGTTACCATGCAACAAGTGACTGGCGCCCGCGATCACGCGAGCGAAAACCGCAATGACCGAACGACGCAAAACCGCGCCGCCCCCGTTGAGCCTGGCCTCAAGATCGGTTTTGACCCGAGTGACTAATTGTTCAAGCGTTGGTCTTGCAAAAGCCATTTCAACCCCTCAGTTCCTCAAACGCCCAATTGAACGCATAACTCAATGCTACGTTCGCCCGAGGCCGTTTGACATCAACTTTTATTCCCAAAACGCCCCTCGAAACGAATTCAGTCTCAACGGTTACCGCCTCAGCAATCCCGTCGTCAGTCAGCCATTTCAGGGCCTCTTGGCAATATTCTTTTGCCCGGTTCAGCGTGTCGGTCGTTTGTTTCGACCTAGACAAAAGCCATAGCCTCGAGCCGATCTTGTCGCGCTCGACGTCGGGAAACATATCGCCCCACCAACCGCGCAACGCCGATTTTTCGTCGGGCTTTTCCTCGGCCGTGATTCTTGCGTCACTGAAAAGCGAAATGACAACCGCCGTCCTGACCCCGTCGTCGCGCTCAATATCTTGGGCGACAACGCTGAGGTCGAAATGAAATTCGTCAGAAATCCAATTCAATGCCAAGTCCATAAATCCCCCTTAAAGCGTCGCGTCCGGGTTCCCGCTTGTTCCAATGCCAGTCGTGACGCCCGTATGTTTATGCGTGTTGAACGTTGACTTGACCGACGCGAGGTCGGTCCCGCCGCCCGAAACGTTCGCGGTCGTCGTAATGTTTTCGGTCGAGGTCACAGCGCCCGACCCGCCCGGACCCGTAAAGCCAGCCGCGCCAACGAGCGCCGTCGCAAACACGTTCGCTTGAGCAATGATATTCGCAACCGCCGTTGTGATGCCAGTCAACAACGTCGTTCCAATCACTTCAAGGTTGCCGCCGACTTTCACGTTGCCAGAAAATTCAGCGAGCGGCGTCGTGACCAAAACCTTGACCGATGCAATGACCTCAACGTTTGGCGCCGTTGCCTTGATCTTGGTCGGGGCCGTCACCTCAATATTGCCGCCGCGCTTGAGCACAATTTTTGAACCCAAGTCGTCATAAAGCGCGACCTCGCCCTCGGCCAAACCGGTCAGCCGGTAACGTTGATCGTCGCAAGCAATGACAAGCCCGTGATCGCGGTTGCCGCCAACAAAAATCACGACGGCCTCAGCCCCCTTTTTGGGATGACTCGTAAACCCGTAATTTTGAACGCGCTCAATCTTGTTCAGTTCCTCGTCGGCCAAAACCGTCATTTTCAATTGCTGAATTTTTTTGCCGTCGTCGATCGCCGCAACAACCGCGCGAGCGATCATGTTTAGGACTCGGCGCTTGAGCGGCGCGAGCATTTTGTCAATTGCCCTCAACGTCATTTTTTCACCGCCTTTTTCAATGCGGTTTCCATTGGGTCAGTCTCTTTCGGGACCGTCGGCTCAGGCTTGTAAGCGTCCTTGCGCTCAAGATTTATTTCGGTCGTTGTTCCCGACTTGTCGTTCAGGTTCATTTGAACCGTGACCGCGAGCAAGTCGTCGTTGAGCGCGAGCTCTGACGCCCTTACTCTAATCAATTGATTGGGGCGCCACAAGGTCCCGTCGCCCTGGCGCCAGCCTTGGACCTCAACCTTAAACTTGCCAGCCTTGGCGGCGCGGTTGGTCGACTCCCATTGCGCCCGCGTCCTGGCGAGCTCGTTGGTGACCAAATTTTCAGCGACCAAAAGCATCGGCCGAAACCGTTTGACGTTGAGGTCTTTTGCCGTCGCCTGAATTTGCGAACTGAAAACCGCGTCGGCCTCGTCGTT